GCATCCAATAATTGACGAAGAGCTGCTGTTGCAGTTCTAGACAGACCACCAATCATATGGATGAGACCGAAGCCATAAAATCCTAGTCCCGGTAAAAATTTAAAGTGGACAAAATATTGGATCTTATCTTTTTTCGGATCTCCAATTTCGTAATTTCTTCTGATAGATAAAACTTGTCTTGTTGCTAATTCTACAGTGACTATGTATGGAATCTTTATTCCAGATGGCTCACCAGTTTCATCTGTTTGTTCAAAACCTTCTAAGTCTAAATTTACATGACACTCTAACAAAGTATAAATGTCATCATCTTTTGATTTTCTTTGACCTTCTAATTCTCTTTCTTTTTTCTCTAGTTCATCTTCTTCATAGCCAGGTGTTCCTAATTCTATATCTCTGTAGAAACCTGCTACTTGTTGTTTTCTTAAATCGTTTTTTGAAACTTTTACCCTGTGAATGATTGCCTCCGCATCTTCTAATGAGGTAGCTGAGTACGGAACAATCAAATCATCCGCAGGTACAAACTTTGATACTGCTCTTCCTTCAAGTTCATCGTAATAAACTTTTTTAAACGCTGAACCTGCAAGAGGTAAGTAGAAGAGCATTTGATCAAAGTCCGGCTCATAGTCTTTCATGTTTTCCATGAGCTCGTAATTCATGTAATCTTTAACACGTTCTGCTTGTTTTGTTTTTTCTGGATTAGGTGCACCAACTACTTGCGTTCTGACTGGTCCATTAGCCGGTAATAACTCTTTATAAGCGAGAGCCTGAAACTGTGTAACAGCTTCAGCCAAAACCGGGTGAGTCGCCCCCGAGGCACCTTGAAACGGTTCTGTTCGCATGTCATATTTAAATCCTAATAAATCTAAACCTTTTGAATAACTTTGTGCCCAGTCTTTTCTAGAAGCGTTATAGTCCTGATACTTTGCTGTAAGATCAGATCCTAATTCTCCTAAAACTTCGTCTGGTAAAAATTCTGCTAAGTTTGCATAGTGTTCGTCTCCACCTTCTGGTGATGCAGCTGCTGGATCAAAATCTATTTCTACTGATCCATCATCTTGCTCTTCTATCTCGACCGGGCCTTTGGATGTTTCTACTTCTTCAGCTGCTTCTACAACTTCTTCTCTGATTTCTTCTTCACCCGGAACTGTAACGTTGCCCCTTGGACCTTGCGTCAGGGACTTGTCTATTTTGTCTGCCATTTAGTTTCTCCAATTTGACCACCTTAACAGTATTGTAATCTATTTTCAAGCCTTGTGGTGTTGGCCCAGACTTGGGTGGTAATAGGTTAGTTTTAGGATATTTAGTCAGGTTCAACCTCTTTTTTAATTTGTTCTATAATATCGTCTTCCATTCCATCATCAAATCCATCCACAGTTCCGTCTCGATCAAAAGTAGCTGTGCCTTCATCATAATAGTCAGGTTCTATTCCATCCTCTGTTGTACGAGCGGGTTGATATTCCATAACAGATTTATTTTCTATGGTGTCAAAACTTACGTTTTCATCTGCATAACCACCTATTTTATCTTTTTCAATTCTTTGAAGTCCAGTAACAGAATCCTCTGTTAGTGTATATTCAGATCCATCAACACCTGTATAATTAGTTTCTGTTACTCTTTCACTAGGTTTAATTTTAGATTCTTTTCCTAGTAATTTAATTTTATTAACTAAATCAAAAAAATATTTTGGTGCTTCTCCAGCAGCCTCTACAGCTTTTTCTGCTACGGGTGCTGCCATCTCTCCAACTCTAAAAAATCTACCCACAATAGGTAAAGTAGCAAGTCCTCCCATAATTTTTAAAAATTTTCTTTTACTAGGATCATCTGGTCCGTCCGCATATCCTACACGACCTCCATATTCAAAACCTCTGTATTGTGTAGCGAAATCTTCAATTAAATCTTGTTGATAAGGAGTTGCTTCAGCTGCAGCTATAGCCTCTGCCTGCTCTAACATATCTTTTGTTTGGTCTTTCAAAACTCCTATACCAGTTATGCCAAGACCTACCGGTGTTGATACTCTAGCAGCTTTTGTCATTAAAGGACCTAATTTTTTAAAAGCTTCAGGGAATAAAAGATCCACTCCAACCATGGGTTGAGTAACCGCATCTATAAAACTTTTACCCTCGTCCATTCCTCTTTTAGTAGTATCCGCTGCAAGTCCCACAGCGACAGGTAAAGAGCCTATAGTTTTTAAACCAAACTTACCTACATCTTTTAAAAGATCTGTGCTTACAAAACCTCTTTCACTTGGCATTTTTACATCCATGTCTTTTATTTGATCAACTGAACTTTTTTGAGGTACCTTTTTTGCTTTATCACTTATTGTTTCTACAGGTCTATTTTTTACCTCACTTAAAAAATAATCTTTGTCTTTATAAACGTCTTCTATATTTTTTATAGATTCTTTTGAAAAATTTTTATAATCTGATTTGTTAAACTTTATACCTTTATTTATTTTAGGAGATTTAATTCTATACTCATTAGAAAATTTTAAAGAATCTTTATTAAAATTTTTAATAGCCTCATCTAAAGACATCTTTTTCTTTTTATAAACAACTGATTCTTTACCCTCATCTATTGCAGTTAATAATTTTGACAAAGGTAAATCTATTATATTTTTTTTAGCTTGATTAGCTTCAGGGGATATAAGTTGAAATGCTTCTGCGTAACCAGGTGCTTTTCTAGAAACACCAGAAAGTCCAAAGATTTCATCTAGTTCAAAACCTTTTTTAGTCAAGTTACGTCTTTGAGTTTTAAAAGTTCCTGAAGGCACACCTAACAAATTATCTATAGAATCAAAAACAAGATTTCTTTTAACCCCTGAAGAAAATTTAAACTCACCTGTATCAATTCTATCTATAATATCATTAATAGTTTCTTGATCAGGTAATTTCATACCCTTTGGTTTATATCCCCCTTCTAAAGCTCTTAAATATTTTCTAATATCATTGTCTACTTGATTTATAAGTTCTGCTTTTCCTGCAGCATCAGCTTTATCAAAGGTATCTCCATATATTCTTCTAGTTAACTCAGGGCCTCTTTCTACATCTGGATCAAATTTAAATTCTTCATTAAGAGCTTTTATAATTTCGTCAGATTGTTTATATTTTTCTTTAGATAGTTTTTTTCCAAGCTGTCTTGTTATTTCTGCTCTTTCCTCTTTACCTAATTTATCTAGTAAGCCTCCCTTATAAGGAGCTCCCTGCCCCGACCCTTGTTTTACTCCTAAAGCCTTAGTAATTATAGAGTCTGCAGTTCCTTTTCCCTCTGGTAAATTTAATTCTTTTTTAATTATTGGACGTGAAACATACTCACCTTTTTTTAATTTATCTAAAACAAAATCTTTAACTCTTTTTTTAAGAACGTTGGCATCAGCTAAAGTCATTTGAATACCTTGTTCTTTTTTTAATCTTCTAACTGCTTCATCAAATTTTTTAATTGTTTCTTTTGTAACATTATTAAATACAGATCTTTTACCCGGGCCTTCTTTAGGAGTATATTCAATACCTGCTTCTTTAAGAGCTTGTCTTACAATTTTAGGAACAATTTCATCTTTTTGACTTGGACTTAATTGTCTTCTTAAATTTTCTGGTGTAGTTGCTGATTGCAGTTTACCAAATTCTATAGCAGTTAAACCATCAGCAAATTTTTGCCTTGGTAACTCTATGGCCTCTCCCTGATTCTCTTCCAAAAACTTTTGATAAAAATCTTTTCTTTCCTTGACAAACTCAAATACATCTTCTTGGCTCATGACGCCTGACTCATCAGCCTTTTTAGACAGATCGTTCATTAGATCTACCATCTCCATTTTATCAAAGCCTCCAATAAAACCTTTGATGTAAAGATCTAATTTATCTTTTATTTGAGATTCTGTTAATGGTTTGGGTTTAGGAACAATGGCTTCACCACCATTTTGAAAAGCTTGTCGCTTCATGTAAGCGAGAGCCTGTTTGTATTTACCAAGCTCCACGATTAAACTCCTAGTATGCCAGCTAGTCCACCACTTTGATTTGGTTTTCTGTCTTTAGGATCAAAGTCTATTATTTCTTTGACTTCTTCTGCTTCATCCACATTTAAACCTGCTTTTGGTTCTATATCAAACATTTTGTTTCTTTGTAAAATTGCTGTTAGCTCGTCATAGTTTTGTGCCATGATCATTTCTTCAGATATGTTGTCTAACATTTCTAACGCGTCATCACCAAAGATCATTCTAAATCTATCTATAGGATCTCCTTTGTCTACACTGATACCTTTCGAGGATAGAATCTCTCTTGCACCTGTTCTAACAATACCTTCTTGGGTTCTATTTGGAAAACCTAGTAATTTTCTTTCTTCGTCCGTTTTGAAAAATGTTTCTTTACTATCTTCTGTAAGAGATCCTATACCTTCTTCTTTTTTCTTAGGAAGACCTGTTTGTCCCTCACCTTTTACAATTTTTTCTAGATCACCCATTGGGTCATCTTCTGTTAAATTAAATTCGTCTGTAATTTTTTCTTTTGTTTTAATATTTACAACTTCACCAGGTTGCTTGTCTTTAAAGATACTGCCACCTTTGTCTTCGTAAAATCTTTGGTACACATCATCAATTTGTTTTCTAAGAAGATCCGTTATTTCACCAAACTCTCTTCTACCAAATTCTAATATGTCTTCTTTTTTTACACCGAGCTTTGCTAGTCTTCTAACTGCCTGTAAAAATTTTATCATTGGTCCCATTAGTAATACGTCCTTTGTTTGGGTTCTACAGGTTCCTCTTTGTAATCTTCAGGATGCTCTATCAAACCACCTTGTCTAAATCTCATAACAGCTTGAGTCATAGAATCTACTAAGTCATCGTGATCACCATAAGGAAAAGCTGCGCATTCCTCAATGACCTCCTGTGCAAATTCCATTTCTTTGGGCGCCCATATTCTCCCCGACTCAAACAGCGGAGAAACTGCGTTTACCCTAGTGTGCTTATCGTTGCCTCTACTGGGTGTAAAATTTATAACAGGAATTCCCATTTTACGCAACTCATATGTTAAAGGTAGACCAGATGCCTTGCTCTCAACGATAACTGTTTCAGGGTTCCAGTAGCCATATTGTTCGAGTGCAATACGTCTTAACTCAGGAAACTCGTATCTACCTTTGATAGCATCTACTAAAATTAAATTAGGCGGGTCATCTTCTGTTGGTTGAAATACACCCCAGGTTGTTATTGCAGAGTAATCGGCAGATTCTTTTTTCATAAAAGCCGTGTCATAAGATTGTATGACGTGTTGCAAAGCTGGCATTTCTTCATCCTCCCAATCTCTCCACCATTCTCTTTTTATCAAGGCTCCTTCTTCGGATGTAGGATTCTGCATGTATTGTGCGTTCCACTTTGATAATGGTATCGAGGCTTTTACAGATTCTAAATCTTTTATAGACCAAAACTCTGGCCATACAGGTTTACCAGATGGCAAGATAGCAGGAAACTCTATTATCTCCCACTGATCAGCTTTAATTTCTTTTTGTGCACCTAACAATCTACCTGTTAAATCTTTTTCATTCCAACGTGTCATGATTAATAATATGGCACCGCCTGGCTGTAAACGTTGTCTTGGCCCAGATGTATACCACTCGTAGGTTCTGTCCAAGGCTTGATTGTTCATGGCGTCTTGTTCTGAGTGTGGATCGTCAATAATTAAAAGGTCTGCACCTCTTCCAGTTATCGCCGATCCTACACCCGCTGCATAATACTCACCTCCTTGGGCGGTCTCCCACTTACCAGCAGCCTGAGAATCTTCTCTGAGCTTTGTCTTAAACACTTGTTGAAATTCAGGAGAATCAATCAGAGCTTTTGCTTTACGACCAAACCGCACTGATAACTCGGTCGTGTTAGTGGATTGGATAATTTTTAATTTAGGATTTTTACCAACCATCCATGCAGGTAGCAGGTAAGATCCAAATTCAGATTTAGTATGCCTCGGCGGCATGTTTATAATTAATCTTTTTATTTTGCCGGAGGCAAGTTTATTAAACTTGTCTGCAATTCTTTTGTGGTGTTTGCCTTCTATAAAATCAGGCCAAACATGTTTTACAAAAGATAGAAAATCATTTTGAATATTAGATTGTTTTTTCTTTTCACCATATTGATTCATCAATAGTGAAAACTGCCTTCGTATATCAGGTGGCAGCTTGTTTAGATTTTGTATAAATTTTTCATTCATAAAAATTTTTTGCAAAATTTTTTTACAAGGTATTTTGAAACTTGCAAAGTATTTTACCACTATCTATTTAAAAATCCAGCAAATCTAGTGTAGGTTGTGGGACCCCTTGTCTAGACCCCAAAAAACTTTTTTAGTAATTCTTAAAATTGTAAGTGGGTCTGGGACCACTATGGTCCCAGAATTATGGTTAACTGTTTACTATTTCTTTTGAGATGTAAGTAGTAGGAACTCTTTCATACTGCCCATTATCTCGATAACGATATTCGTAACCCTCGCGTTTTACTTGTTTCACTTCGATCGGAGTTTCTAAAGGCTCGGTCCTTGGGGCTATCGCAATGACAGCCGCCCAATGTTTATAAAAGAAATCAGTATAACA